TGGTCGAGTACAAGTTTACTCCGGCCGGAAAAATCATTTTAGAGCCGAAGGAGCGCGTCAAAGAGAAAATTGGAAAGTCCCCAGACTTGGCGGATTCTCTTGCGCTTACCTTCGCTATGCCGATATATACCCCCGGCGCGCGGGAGATAGAGGAAGATGAAGAGCCGTATAACCCTTTGAAAAATTATTGGGAGGATTGATAGTATGTTTAACTTTGATTTGCAGTTGTTCGGCGGCCTGTTCGGTGGCGGCGGTGGTTCGCAAACGGTGGAAACGCCGCAGATAAACAATACCGCTCCTATATCGTCCCCTGTCCAGACGACGAGCGACACGGACACGGAGAAAAACGCAAAGCTGAAACGCCTACAAAAGAACATGAGGGGCAGGGCCTCCACGGTCACGGGCGCGGCTTCGGGTGCGCTGAACACGGCGGGCAGTATTGCCAAAACGCTTCTTGGCGAGCAGCAGCAGAGAAAAACCCTTGGGGGTGCGTGATGAATGGCTTCGGTATCTAAATTCATACAGGCCGCCCTTGCAGATGCCGACCTTCTGAAAACAAAGCGGCGGCTTGTTTCTCAGATGTACGAGGAGCGGCAGCAGCAAGAGCATACTTGGCGGCAGCTATCCCGATACATAAACCCCGCGCGGGGGCGCTTCGATGAGGACACAAGGACGAGCGAAGGCAAACGGCGAGATTATTTCCTTCTCGATCCGTACCCAATGGAAGCGCACGGGAAATGTGCGGCGGGGCTTCACTCCGGCCTGACCTCCCCCTCCCGCCCGTGGTTCGAGTTGGGCTTGGCTGACGAGGAGCTTGGCAATTATCACACCGTCAAAATGTGGCTGGATGATTGCAAAGAAATTCTCATGGACATATACGCCAAGAGTAACGTATATAATACCCTGCTTCAGATAGAGGCGGAGCTTTCCCAGTTTGGCACGGCGGGGGCGCTGATGCTGGAGGACTACAACACCGCGATATGGTGCAGGCCGTACACTTGCGGCGAGTTCGCCGGGGATGTGGACGCGCGGGGCAGAGTGGTCAAGCTTGCCCGCAAGATGCGCATGAAGGCTTGGCAGATAATTGACGAGTTCGGGGAGGACGTAGTTTCCGACGGCGTGAAGAATGCCGCCGCACAGGACGATACCCGCTCAGACTTTGAAATACAAATGCTCATAGAGAAAAACCCAAACTACGATCCCGAAGTCTTGGGCGTGGGTAACTTCCCCTGGCGGGCGTACTACTTCGAGAGTACGGCGCAGGATAAGTTCTTGAAGGTCAGCGGTTATCATGAATGCCCGTTCTTGATGCCGCGTTGGACGACGATTGCCAACGGGATATACGGCACGGGGCCGGGGCATAACGCCCTGGGGAATTGTATGCAGCTTCAAAAGCTGGAAGCGGTCAATATGCAGCTCCTTGAAAATCGGGCGAATCCTCCGCTGATTGTCCCCGCTTCCGTGGCGAAGGTGAAACGGAACCCCGGCGCTTCTACCGTCGTTCCCGATCCGACATTCACGGCGGGCATAAGGACGCTTTTCGATACCCAGGGCAGCCGCGAGGACGTTCTGCAAACGATTCAATTCAAGCAGTCCCAGATTGGGGCGGCCTTCTTCAATGATTTATTCGTAATGCTCGCCAACAATGACACGCCGGAAATGACGGCGCGGGAAGTTGCGGAAAGGCATGAAGAAAAACTCCTGATGCTTTCCCCTGTCTTGGAGCAGATGCACAATGAAGTCTTGGCGCCGCTCACAAAGAGGGCCTTTGAGATTTGCTTACGCAATGGGCTTTTCCCTCCCATCCCCGAAGAATTGCAGGGGCAGGAAGGGACAATCAAGGCCGAGTTCATTTCCCTCTTGGCACAGGCACAGAAGGCCGTCGCAACTCCGGCAATCGAGAGAACGCTTTCCCTTGCAGGAAACCTTGCGGGCATATCCCCCGACGTTATGGACAACCTCAACCTCGACGACGCAATCCGAAAACACGCTTCTCTCACGGGTACGCCGGAAAGCGTACTTCGGGACGAGAGCGAAGTGGAGAAGATGCGGCAGGCGAGAGCGGAACAGCAAGCCAAGCAGCAGCAGCTTGAAAACATGGAGAACATGGCTCCGGCTCTCAAAGACGGCGTTGACGCTGCAAGGCTCCTGTCCGAGATTAACCCGCAGGAGCGCAGCATAGGCTCCATCATGGGAGGAATGTAAATGGACGAGGACAACCTTCTTTGGATCATGACGACCGAAAAAGGGCGGCAGTTTGTCGCGGAGCTTCTTGACATTTGCGGCGCAGGGGCGCTTGGAGGAACAGGGAATTACGCGCAGGATTTCTTTTCACAGGGGCGGCGCTCCGTTGGAGAGGATTTACTGCGCATGATTCGGAGCATAGAGGCAGTCGGGACAGACGGCCTCGCGCTCGAATATAAGATGCTCAGAGAGCATAAAAACAGAAATGAACAGGAGGAAGATTTGTAATGGCAGACGAGGGCAACAATACGGCGGCAGTGGAAACCACAGCAGTTGCGGAACCCCAAGCGGCTCCGCAGGAAACACCGACGGAGGCAACCCTTGGGGAAACTTTGACCGCTCCGCAGGAAACCCCTACAGCGGAACAGGCTCCAGCAATCCCGGAGAAATATGAGTTCAATTTGCCGGAGGGCTTGCAGCTCACGCCGGAGATTGAAAGCCAATTCACCGAGATCGCGAAAGCTACCGGCATGACGCAGGAGCAGGCCAACGGCCTTATAAAGCTCCATTCTGACCTCATGCTTGATGTAATGCAGAGGGCAACACAGCAAAAGAAAGCTTGGGAAAGCGAGTGCAAAAAGGCGGGGCTGACCTCGCCGGAGAAATTGCAGCTCGCGAAAAACATTGTAAATACATTCGACAGCACGGGCGAAGTAATGCAAGTGCTTGTCGAGAGCGGGGCGGCTTATCATCCCGCAGTAATGAGGATGCTACAGGAAATGGGAAGCCTCCTCCAAGAAGATTCGGCTCCTGACAGCAAGCCCGCGCCGCAGGCCAAGAGCGCCGCCGATTTGCTGTTTGGCAATAGCAAATACTAAGACACGAAAGGACAGTGGTAAACATGGCAACTATTGGTGTGGATTTCGTCACTTTGCATGACTGGGCGGCGAGATTCGGGGCGAAGGGCGAGTATGTCACGCAGAAAGTAATCGAGCTGCAGGCGCAGACGAACAGACTTCTTGACGTGCTTCCCTTCAAAATGTGCAATGACGGTACGCAGGAAGTGGCGCTTATGCGCGCTGACCTCCCTGACGTTGCATGGCGCCTTATCAACCGAGGCGTAAAACCGACGAAGAGCAAGACAAAACAGGTGAGCTTCACTTGCGGCGGCATGGAGGCGCTTGCAAAAGTCGATGAGAAACTTTTGCAGATTAACGGCAATGACAATAACTGGCGCCTGTCTGAGAACGTCGCTATGCAGGAAGCAATGAATCAGGAAATGGCAGCGACCTTTTTCTACGGAGATGAAAAAGCAACTCCGGCGAAGTTCACGGGCCTGTCGGCGTACTATTACAGCAAGGCGAATCAGGAAGATATTTGGGCAAACCAGATTATCGACGCTGGCGGAACGGGCGCAAGCCTTACCTCTCTTTGGTTTGTCGGTCTTGGCTACGACACCGTTTATGGTATCTTCCCGAAGGGGACGAGCGCAGGCTTTAAATATCGCGACAATGGCCGCGTGAAAATGTACGACAGCGACGGCGGCGAGTTCTACGGCTATGAGAGCCAGTACAATTGGGACATGGGCCTTGCCGTCCGTGATCCGCGCTACGTCGTTCGCGTTGCGAATATCGACACGACGGCGCTTTCGTCCGCGAATGTTGATGCCTTCATCGAGAACATGATTAAGGCTTACAACCAGATTGAAAACCCGGACAAGGTGAAGCTGGCAATCTTCGCAAACCGCAGCGTCCAGACTTATCTTGACATTGTGGCCGAGAAAAAGAGCAACGTGCGCCTGACGATTGACGAATACGGCGGGAAGAAGATTACGCACTTCTGGGGCATTCCTGTCCTGCGCTGCGACGCTATCCTCAACACTGAGAGCCAGTTGGTCTAAGAGAAAGGGAGGAAAAAAATCATGGCTTACATTGACGCCGAAAACACATTCATGAAATCCGTAACGCTGACTACTGCTACGACGTACAGCGACACGATTGATCTTGGCTCGAAAGGGCCGTTTGTTTCCCCGCTGAAAGTGGACGTGAAACTGACGAAAAAGCTGACGAGCGGCAGCGTAAACTCTATTACGGTTCAGTCTGCTGCAACGGGCGTATACACTGACGAAGTAAAAATCACCGTTCCGTCGTCCGCTCCGCAGACTTCCAAGCCCTGCACGTTGGCGCAGTTCCATGCTCCGATCAAGCCGGGCAACCGCTATATCCGCATGAAGGTTGACGCAACCAGCCCGGTAGGCGGAGAGATTACCGCTACTATGCAGAACGGCCTCACGACGGAGCTTTGATTATGAGGTACGTTGTCAAGGCGACGTGCTTCTGGGAAAATCGGTATTACAAGAAAGGGGAGGCGGTGGACTTCGATGCCACCGTCACGCCTCCCGAACACTTTACGCTGATTGATAATCCGAAGAAGAAAGAGCAGCCGAAAGTGGAAGTGGCCGAAAAGCCCAAACAGGACGAGCCGAAGGTAGTGAAGGCTAAAGCGAAGGCGAAGAAAAATGGATAAAATCGAGATTTGCAACATGGCTTTGAGCAGAATAGGTGCAAGCCCGATTGAGGCCTTGACGGAAGCGTCGGAGGCCGCGCGCAAGTGCTCGCAATTCTACGAACACGATCGGCGCGTGGTTCTTCGTCGTTATCCGTGGCCGTGGGCGACAAGACGAGTGGAGCTTGCCGCAATGACTGACAGTCCGCAGGATTATCTGTATGCGTACAGATACCCGGCGGACTGTTGTTATTTGCGGAAGATTTATGCCGTAGGGCCGGACGGTCATTTCGTGCCGCTTCCCGATATACGGTACAAGATCGTGAGCGACGCTTCTGGACTTGTCATTTATACCAACGAGCCGCGCGTTGTCGCGGAGTACACGGCTGACGTGCGGGACACCGCGCTTTTCGATGAAATGTTTTGCGAGGCGCTTTCATGGAAACTTGCTGCGTCTATCGCATTGAAGCTCACGGGGAACGAGCAGATTATTTCAATGGCGAGATCGGAGTACGACCTGATATTCAACATGGCCGTTTCCGATGCGGAAAACGAGCAGAATACTCCGCTGCCGCCTCCGTCCTCGTTTATCCGTGCAAGATTTGAAACTGTTTTATGAGGTGCAGGCTATGGGTATGTACCAACTAAAACCCTCCTTCGCGGGCGGGGAACTTACCCCCGCCCTTTACGGGAGGATTGACTTACAGAAATATGACGCGGGCGCGGCGGAACTTTATAACGCCATCGTCCTTAGATACGGCGGCGTGACGCGCAGGAATGGTTTCCGCTTTGTCACGATGACGAAAAACAATGCGGCGGCACGGCTTATCCCGTTCTGCTACAATACCGAACAGAATTATGTGCTGGAATTTACGCCGGAGAAAGTGCGTTTCTATACGCAGGGCGGCATCATCACAAGCGGCGGCACGCCCGTTGAAGTGACGACGCCATATAAAGCGGCGGACTTGGCGCAGATAAAATATACACAGTCGGCGGACGTTCTTTTTCTCGTTCATCCGAAATATCCCCCGGCCACGCTGACGAGGTACAGCAACACGTCTTGGACGTATGCGGTTATGGATATTTCCAATGGGCCGTTTGACGATCCAGATATTGGCGATTTGAAAATATCTGCATCGGCGGCGACGGGAAATATTACGCTGACGGCAAGCGCAAGCTATTTCACAAGCGAGATGGAAGGCTTGCTTCTCCGGCTTGGACATACCGTGCCGGGGCAATACCAGAAGGGCGTGCCGACGACGGCGCTTGAAGTTACTTGCGTTCCTGGCGGCACGGTTTACGTTGAATCCTTCGGCTTCTGGGACGGTTCCTTCGTGGTAGAAAAGCTTACGGATGACGGCTCATGGACGCAACTCAAACGGCAGAGCGGCAACAGAAGCCAAAACTACAATATGACCTTCACGAACGACGATGACGAGATACGCTCCTATCGCGTGTATAGCACGGAGTTCGACAACTCCGCGCATTCTGGCGAAGATCCAAACCAGCGCGGCTATGTGACGATTCAGTCCTTCGCGAAGGAATACGACGGTATCGTGAAGATTACTGCGGTAACAGATTCCACGACGGCGACGGCAACCGTCGTGCGCACGCTTGGCGCGATAACGGCCACGCCGGACTTTTCCCTGTCCGCATGGCGGGAGAATGCGGGTTATCCGCAGGCCATCGGTTTCTTTGAGGACAGGCTTGTCTTTGCCGGAAGCGACGCGCAGCCGCAAACATACTGGGCAAGCAAGTCTGGCGATTATTACAACTTCGGTACGTCCACGCCGTCGGCAGATGACGACGCGATTACGGGTACGCTGTCTTCTTCCGCAGGACAGATGAACAGCGTAAAAGCAATCGTTTCATTCGGTGAAATGCTCATGCTGACCAGCGGCGGCGAGTACCGAGTGGGCGGAGGCGGCGACGCATTCACGCCGTCGAATCAGCAGGCCCGCGCGCAGGAATATCGCGGTATCAATGACGTAATGCCCGTGATTATCGGCGGGCGCATTGTCTACGTCCAGCGGCACGGAAGCACGGTGCGTGACCTCGCGTATGCTTACGAAGTGGACAAATACACGGGCGACGACGTTTCCCTTTTGGCCGCGCATCTATTCGACGGGCAGGAGATTGTCGGCATGGCGTATCAGCAAACGCCGAACAGCGTCGTGTGGTGCGTCAGGAGTGACGGAACGCTCTTGGGCATGACCTACATCAAGGAGCAGGACGTTTACGCATGGCATCAGCATCATACGGACGGTGAATTTATTGACGTATGTTCTATCCCAGGCGCGTCCGAGGACGAGCTTTGGGCGTGCGTGAAGCGCGGGGACAATTACTGCATGGAGCAGATGACGACGAACGACGAGCCTGTTTTCATGGACGCGAATTATTCCACTTATAACGCGGCGGGTATTTCCACTTTGACGGGCCTGACTTGGCTTGCCGGAAAGACCGTGCAGATTGTCGGTGACGGCAACAAACTGACGGGGCAGACGGTAGAAAACGACGGCTCCTTGGATATTGGCGGCACGTTCAAGAGCGTGCAAGTCGGCCTTGAATACGATACGCGGATCAAGATGCTGCCCATCGAATTTGCCGGGCAGGACGGCCCGTGGGGCGCGAGAAAGAAGCGCGTGCAGAACGTGACCGTAATGTTCCTTGATACCATCGGCGGGCTTTTCGGCTGGAACGAGAACGCAATGGACGAGATAAAATGGCGGACGACGGAGCCTTGGGGAACGCCTGTGAATCCGTACAGCGGGAAAAAGAAGATTACCCTTCCGCAGTCGAATTACGAAGAAACGCTCATGCTTCTCATCAAGCAGGCCGATCCGTTCCCTATGACCGTACTTTCGATTATCCCGGAGGTATTGCCAGGTGGCTAAGTTTACATATACGACGCCGACAAAAGAAGATATGCGGGAGATTGCCTGCATGATGAGGCCGGAGGACAGGCGGGAAATCGTCGGGCTGATAGGGCCGAACATTGAAACGGAGGCGCATTACTGCGTGGAATCCTCAGAATGCGCCTACGTCTGCAAATGCGACGGCGTACCGCTGGCCGCCTTTGGCGTGGTAAGGAAAACGCCGTTTGAGAACGTGGGCGTTATTTGGATGCTTGCGACAAAGGAAACGGCGAAACATAAAGTATATACTGGCAAATGGACAAGGCGCGGAATCCGCGCCTTTCTTAATGATTGGGACTTGCTTTATAACTATGTGGACGAAGGAAACGACAGGACGATTGCATGGCTGAAATGGCTGGGCGCGAAAATCTATCCTGCCGCTCCGTATGGTATTTACGGCTTGCCGTATCATAAGTTTACATTTGGAGAGGAATGATAGAAATGGGACTTGTCGGAACAATCATAGGCACGCTTGGCACGGCCTTTCTTTCGGGCAGGGCGCAGCAACAGCAGTATGAGGCGGCGGCAGAACAGTCGAGAGTAAATGCGCAGCTTCAAGCGCAGGAGGCGGCAATCGCGCAGCAGAACGCGCAGAAAGCGAACAAACAGGCCGAGGAAACTGCGCGCGTCAATGCGCAGAATGTGGAAGATGAGCGCAGGCGGCAGCTCTTATATATCAACAAGCAGAATGCGAATATCGGTAAATCCGGCCTTACACGGACAGGATCAGCAGCCGCACTTGTCGAGCAGAGCAGGGACGAGATAGATTACGAAACTGCAAAGAATCTGTCCAACGGTCAGCAGGAAGTTTATAAACTGTTCGGCATGGGTACGGATTATTCTAATCAGGCCAATAAGCATAGGTGGAATGAATCTGTGCTTTATAAAAACGCCCGCGATTATGAGGCGGCAGGCAATCGGGCGTTCTGGGGCAGTATGCTTGGCGGCGCGTTTTCGCTTGCCGGGAATCTTTACAGCAGCAAGAGCAGCGCGGTAATGAGCGGCACGGACAGCGCAAGCGGAAGTGGGGCAACATGGACTTATGGCGGCAAGACGTTTACGGAGCGATATGGAAACGTAAACAACCTAAGATTACGTTGAGGTGAGTATTATGGCTAACTTCGCAGCATACCAGTCGCGCGGTCAGCTTGCCGCGCCGCAAGAACATTTTACAAAGCCTGTCGGCGTTTCCTACGACAATCCGGGGGAGCGCGCGCTTGCACGCGAAGGCGCGAACATGGCCGGAGTTATCATTAAAGGCTATGAAAACTGGAAAGAGCAGTACGACAGCGGAAAAGTTATGGAGGCCAATAACGAATACAACCGCCTCATGTCCGAAGGAACGGCTGAGCTGATGCAGAAAAAGCAGGAGAACGCACTGAATATCGTCCAGGATTATGACAAGCTGCATCAAAAAGCATTGGATCAGGTGCGCAAAAAATTCGGTGCGTTCATAAACTACGGCAAGGCGGGGCAGGCTTTCAATATCTACACGGAGCGGGACAACAACACGCGCCGCAACAATATGATGAAGTATCAGCTTGCGGAAACGGAAGCATACCATGAAACGCAGTTTAATAATCAGTTGGCGGAGTGCCAAAACATGGCGGCGCAGGGCGGATATTCGGATTTGTCGATTGAAGCCGGCATGAATCGCGCGTTGCCGCTTATTCAAGACCGTTACAGAAATTACGGCAAAGAAATGATTCAGAATCAAACGATGGCGGCCAAAAGAAGCATCGTTGAAAACGCGCTTGCTTTCGCAACTTCAATGAGCGATTATTCGCGCATGAAAGACTTATGCAACAAATATAAAGACGCAATCAGCCCTTCCAAGATGGCGGCTACGCTTGCGGTCATCGGGAAACGTCAGCAGGAAGCGCAAACTCTTAATTTCCATGAAAGAATGTGGGCCGATCTTGGCCCTGGGGCAACGCCCGAACAAGTCGAGGATTGGATTGAAACACACTATCAGGGCAAACAAAGGCAAGGACAGCAACAGGGAAACAGACTTCCTTTGTATAAACAGTGGGACGATAATTGGCAAGATGTTCCGTTTAGTCAAGGAACTCTTGGGACAAGCGGGTGCGCTCCTACGTCGATGGCAATGGCTATGTCCTGGGCGACAGGAAAGTATATAAATCCTGTAGAAGTGGCAAATTACGCGACGGAAAACGGGCTTGTTGCCAGTGACGGTGTGCATGGCGCAGATTTTGTCCCTGCTGTAGCTGCGCATTATGGCGTTGAAATGAGAAAAACTGATGATCAAGAAGAAGTTATAAATCTCTTGCGAAAAGGCATCCCCGTTGTTGCTGCGCATGACAGAGGAATGTTTACAGATAATGGACACTTCCTTGTGTATTCTGGAATTGATACGGACGGCAGGGTTATGATTAACGATCCAAACGGCGGCGTCCGGCATAGCGACGATGCGACGTTTTCGCTTGACGAAATATTTAATCAAGAAAGCGCAGATTATTATGTGATTGACAGCGTGCCGCAAGCCGATAGCACAGATGTTAGTGCCGTTTACGATAACGATTTTTATAAGATGGATTTGGAAGAAGCAAAGAAAAAAGCCCTTTCCGATTATCAGCACAGGCAAAATGTATATAAAGCCACGGAAAACATAACGATAGGAAAAGCGCGGGACGAAATGCAAGACTTAATGAATGATGGTGTTGAAGATGTTGAGCAATACAGGGCTATTGTAAATAAATACGCTTATAACGATCATACCCGTATTGAGATGGAAAAAACTGTTGCGGCAATCGAGCGGCGAAACGAAAGGGCAGCGGAACAAGGCGCAAGGCGGCAGCCGTCCGTAAAGGTTGACGAAACAGATATGGAGCTTGTACGGGATGAAATTTCGACGGGCCGCGCCGATGAAACTGCAATCATAAACTATTGCGCGCAGCGTGGAATTACTTCCGCAACGGAAGTCAACAAGCTCATGAAGCTTTATAAAGACTACAAAAACAATAAAGGCGAATGGGCCATCCCGTATGACGATATAAAAGCGTATTGCGATATTGACGACAAGATGATTGCGGATAAGAAGTCGTTCAATAAGACGTTCAAACGAATTGCGCGTTTTCAGTATTACAAGATGCTGGCCGACAACAAAGGGCAGTTGTTCTCGGGATGGGAAGAAGATTTGGCAGATCGTGTGGCGAAAGCATTTACGGAAGAATATCACGGCGGGCAGTACGTTGATAAAGGCACTTGGATGAACACGGAAGAGAACGTGATCCTCCCGTATAGAATCCTTGCAGCAAACGGTTACGACACGATAAGGCAGACTGGCGACAATGGATATGTTCTTGAAAGCGCAGACGGGAAATATGCTTATATGTCCGGCGAGGATATTATGAAGATGAAAGACTTGTCCGGCTACAGAAGATAAAGAAAGGACTGTTCTGCTATGTTGAGCGT